GATGATAGTTTAAAAGAAGATATAACTTATTGTAGATTCTTTGATACTGATTGCTTTGTAAATGCCAGTTCTTTTCTTGCTTCATTAAAACAAGTTAAGAAACTTAGAATTACTGGAGTTGAATTTGAAGTAGAAGAATGTAATTGGTTTGATTATTATGAAGATATTTCAAATACTATTCACTAGATTGGTAATAGATAATATTCTATACCATCATTCCAAGTTTGAATCTTTGATTGTGGCAGCAACTTTAATATTTGATCTACTGATTTAAACTTTAAACCATCTTTAAAAGCAAAACATATTGTATATTGAGTAAATCTATTATCACAAAACATCTGTGCGAATGTAATATACTTCTTTAAATCTTTTAATTTAAGTTTGTTGGAAGCTTTGACTTCCACGAAGAATTGGCTTTTACGTTGGTCGCTATTTTCTTTGGAATAAACAAAGTAATCAGGCATAGCACTAAGTATCCCAAGTTTATGAAAATAAGGAATAGGGGAATTAGCAAAATCAGAATTATCATTAAACAAAAGCTTTTTAAAATGAAAAGATTTACTTTTGCAATATTCTTCAAACCTTTGTTCTGCAAAGTCAATGTAGTTTTCAGTTCGTTCTTTATATCCAAGTTCATTTAGTGTTCCTGTTGGTTGAATTGTTTTCATCTACTAAGTTCTCTATTAGTAACTAACCAGCTTCTATACAAATCTACCCAAGACTGTAGGTTAGCATATTTTCCTCTAAGTATTGAATAGTTTTTTTCTGCAACTAACAAACCTTCTACTAGTGTTGCATAATTAGAATCGGCATAAGCCCACTTTTCTGCTTCACTTACACTGCAATTTTTTTCTAATTTCTTAGTAAGAGTTAATTGACTGAATGTTATTTTTTTAAATTCTTCACAACGTCTAAACGTATATAACGCATTAGACATTTCTTCTGATACAGAATCTAGTTCTTGTTTTATCGTATCAGGATTCTTTAGAGCAAAATCTTCCATAACCTTCCTTTACATTTTTAAGTTGTGTTACTAACCTAAGCTAGTAATTCTTCAAATTTCAAAACTACTTTTGTTTCTAAAGCATCTTTAAGTCTTTTTGCCTTTTCCATTTTATGCTTTAGTTCAAAGTATTTCATAGAGACTCTATGATGCCTGTCTCTTAGGTTCTGAACTTGAGTTTTTGTTTTCTCCATCAGCTATTTTAATATTATTTCTAATGAACTTTGTACTCAATATATCCACTGAAATAATCTTTCCTTCCTTTTTTTCAGTTAGAGCATCTTCTGTGTTATCAAATAATTCCTTAACTATTATTGAACACTCAATTAGCTTTTCTCTAACCACCTTCATTATGTTTTTTATATATAATATTTCATTAAATTGCAAGGATATGGCGAGGGAAAACATAAGGGATTTATGTGTGATCGTTGAATCAAAAACCCTCGCCATAAGAATCTTAGTTATGGAAATTAATTTGGAATAAGAACTTTAAATCCTTAATCAACAAATCAATTTCTTCCTTTGTAACATTAATTTTACCAGATTCAATAGCTGATTTAGCTAAAGCCATAACAAACATATATTCATCTTTGTTAATTGGCTTCTTAGTCTCAACTGTTAAATCAGCATCAAAATCTTTAGCAACTTGTACCAATTCTTTTTCAAGTTCTTCTGGGTTAAAACTTGTATCTGGTTTTGCTTCAGTATTTGCATCTAAAGGCAGTTCTTGAATTATTGGTTGTTTCTTTTCATTTGTTTGCACAAATAAACTGCCATTCTTTTTTGATGCTTGTACTGCTACGGAAACCTTTTTTCCCTTAGCAATAGCTGGGTGTAAAATAGCAGACCATAAAACTACTTCGTGATCTCCTACCTTAAACTTAAAATTAGGAAACTTATTGGCTTGACCATCTTTTCCTAATCTATTGTCGTAAACGTATTTTATAACACCTTGTACGTTCATTTTATTTCTCCTTATTGTTTAGGTAGCGATACATTTTTAGACAGGCAATCGCCACTTCTGCCTGTTCATCTCCTATTGGAAATTCCTTAATATTTAGTTTGCCTTGCTTAGTGCAATTAACTATCACACCTTGCTTAACATCAATTCCAAGTTCTTCCATAATACAAATCTTATAAAGATAGATTTGAACTAACATAGAATCTCTTATTCCTGATGATGACTTCCAGTCATAGATAATATGTTCTCCTGATTTGTTTTTAAATAAAGCATCAAGAGTTCCAGTAAATTTATGAATACGACTTAACACTTTACGTTCAGTAAATACAATTTCTAAACCTTTTTGTTTGTCGTACCATTCTTTAAACTTACCAAATGATTTTTTAATCTCAGGATTAATAATCTCAGGAACAATTCCTTTATGAATATAATCTTCAATTAAATTATGAACTTGAGTTCCAACTAAACCAGCATCTCCCATACTTTGATTAGGTGCTTTTTTAATTTGATCTGCAATCTTAGCTAATTCAATTTCATTATAACTAACACCTGCTCTAATTAACTTCTTAAATTCTTCAGAACATATCTTGGCAGACCACAAGCCGATCACGTTTGCTGGTGTCAGGATTTTGGTTATTCCAGTAGCACTTGGTAGTTGTTCATCATTCCAAAAATACTGATGAAGCACTTGATCAAAAAAAAGTGTTTCTTGATTATTATATAGTTTTATTTCTTCCATTTTGCCTTCCCTTTGTTTTATATGTTAGTCTTATTTATTACCCATAATAAAGCAACAAATATTATTATTACGATTATTACATTAAGCATTTTCTAATTTAGATATTAATGTATAATTATTATTTTCAACTTTTATAATTAACTTTTCGTATTTTTGATTAGTTAAATCTTCTTTGAAAAGATTGTCTATTGATACTCCAAAAAATTTAGAAATTTTATAAACCTGTGCTATTCCTAATTCATTTTTACCAATTTCAAATTTAGATATAGATTGAGGTATCATTCCAACAAATTTTCCAAAGTCAGTTTGATTAAGAACACGTTGTTTATTGCGAAATGAAATTCTAGTATTTTTTCGCAAGAACCTAATGTTGTTACCAATTATTTTGTTTAGTTTGCTTCGTTCCATATTTCCTTCCATCTGTTGTGTTGTTGTTTCCAATATTCACTATTTATGTCTGGATTATGATAAGGAAACGACTTATAGAACTCATCTAAAGTTATTGTCTTATCTTCTACAGAACATAAATCGTAATAGTATGGTGCTTCATTAGCAACAATATGACTATTAAGTTTTGATGCTAAATAAAGTCTATCTATTTCTTGCTGCACTGTTTTCATATTTTTCCTTTAGTTAAGTATGCTGTGACCACGATTTTTTAGGCAAGTTCTCATATATGTTTCTCTGTCGTATTTTGCTTCTGGACTTAGCCAAAGTGTTTGTGGTCTAATAAAAAAATTGTAAAAACCTTTGCCGACTTCAACAACTTTATTTGTATGTTCTTCAGCAATCATTTCACACAACTTTATATCATCTGATAAGTTTTCAGCTTGAGCAGAACTATGAGTACCACTCCTGCCTTTTGTATCCACTATTGGCTTCCAAGCACAATTAGTTAATAAGCTTATTAACACTAAACTTAATAATATTCTCATTTGTTTTCCCTTTGTTTTTGTTTAAATACTCAATCGTTATTGCATTAAGTATTTCTCTTTTCTTTAATTGATTTGGTGAGTTCTTCCAAGCTAATAAAATATATTCTATTAGTGTCTCCCACCTAGCATTATCAATTAAATCTTTTAGTATTACTGATGCGTAATACTTATCCTTTTTTAACTTTTTCATTTGCCTTCTCCAGTTTTTGTTTTTCTAATCGTTCTTGGTACTTCTTTAAAGCTTCTTCCATCTTAACACGCATAACAGAATCGCCTAAAGCTTTACTAAGTTTATCTTTATTTAACATTTTTGCCTTCTACTATTTTAGCAAGTTTATTGTATAGTTGTTTTTCACTTTCAGTTATTTTATATACCGAAGTAAATTCTTGGACAATAAAATATTTCTTTAATATCTCAAAACAACCTTTTAGAATACCAATGTCCACTGTTTTTTTCATCTAATATAATAACCAGTACATTAATATAATATTTGCAATTCCAATAATAAATGCTACCAAAAACAGCAAACCTTCTTTATTCTCTTTACTCATTTCATAACTCCTATTATTAAGGTTAATATTATTCCACAAACAAACCAATAGAACCCAACATCATTAACAAGTTCTAACATTGTTTGCTCATCATGTTGTTTAACTTGCCAATTAGAGTATAGATACGTTTTTTTGTATGCTCTCCTCTAACTTCGTTGTCCAACAAGATTCTTGATAGAACTGCTGTCATCAGTTTCATTTCATAATAACTCATTGAACAAATAACTCCTGTGTTTCTCATTTTTGTTTCCTTTTTTTATTACCAAAGCAATCCCATTTCTTGTGATATGCTTTTAATAATTTTGCTAGTTGTTTTTTCATATTGGTTAAAAGTTTAAATCGTACTTTGGTATAACAATATCTTGTATTTTGTTTTTCATTATATATTCGGCAGTTTTGTTTTTTACTTCTTTTTTTGTTTTGCCATGTATAGCTACAAGCAGATCATAACCTCTAAACAAAGTTATATAATGAGTAGGTTTATTAACCAAATCTCCTTCATCTGTCGTATATCTTATCCTTATCTTGCCATTAGCTGTATCAGCTAAGTGCATTAATTGTATATGTCTCATATTTCCTTCCTTTGTTTTGGGTGGCTTTTACACCACCCAGTTAGTTTAACTTTTGTTATTTAATTCTTCTGTTGCTAATAAATATAAACCCTGAGTAATTGTCCAATAATCAGAATTATTAATATCATCGCATAAAAAAGAATATGTATTTATTTCCCTTCTAACTAAAGAGTATTTTTTTTCTGAAAATAATTTTCTTATTTTCTCTAAGATTTTTTTTGCTTGGTTTGTCATATTTTCCCTTTTGTTTTTTGTTAATATAAAATCAATATAATTATAAAAATCCTAATATCAACTTTAAAATAATATTTTATATAAGAAATATATTAATTAAATCAATGACTTAAATCGTTGCCATTTTGTTCTATATTTGATACTAAGGATTGTGGTTAGTAGTGCCTTCCCTACTAGCCACGTTAAAATAACTAGGAGAAACAATGCCTTTAATTAAAGGATATAGTCAAAAATCAATAAGTAAAAATATTAGTAGAGAAATGAAACGTGGTCATTCTCAAGCACAATCTGTGGCAATAGCTTTATCTGTTGCTAGAACTGCAAAGAAAAAAGCAAAGAAATATAAATAGTGCAAATTCGGAAGGCAAACATAATTCATTCTGTTAAGCATCAGAAGTTCGTAGCTTCTTTTCCTTGTGTAGTTTGCGGAAATAATACTCAGGTTCAATGCTGCCATATAAGATCAATTCCTAAACTAGGTAATGTTGGTAAAGGAATAAGAGATGATAGATTTTGTATCCCAATGTGCTTTACTTGTCATACATTACAGCATCAAATAGGTGAGTTAGAGTTCTTTGATAGATTTAATATAAATCCTATATTGATTTCTATGAAATTATCCATTATATCTCCATGTAAGAAAATTAACCAATCTAAACAGGAAGGTGCATACAATGGAAGAATTAACTATAAAGAACATATCCGAATTAACAAAAAAAGTTCTTTGCAATCCTAAACTTTATAAAGACTTAGATTTTTTTGAAGTTCCACATAATAAAGTTTGTCTAGCAGTCATTAGAGAAATAACAAAATTATCTTATAATGATATTGGCAAGGCATATAAAAAATCTTGGTTTACAATTTATTCTGCTGTTAAAGATACAAATAAAAATGGACTTAAATCTTTTACATCTAAAGTAATTGATTTAGTCAAAGCAGAAGTAAAATGAGAGTTTTAGTTGCTTGTGAATATAGTGGAATAGTAAGAGATGCTTTCGCAAAACTTGGACATGATGCTTGGAGTTGCGATATTTTACCAACTGAATCAGAAGGAAATCATATTCAAGATGATGTATTAAAACATTTAGATAAATGTTGGGATTTACTGATAGCACACCCACCATGCACATATTTATCAAATGCTGGAATTAGATGGTTTAACGAAGAAAAATATGGTGAAAAAGCTAAATTAAGAAAACAATTAAGATTAGAAGCTTTAGAATTTGTTAAAAAGTTATATTATTGCAATATACCAAAGATTTGTATTGAAAATCCTGTTGGTTATCTTAATTATAATTTTAAAAAACCAGATCAAATTATTCAACCATATTTTTTTGGTGATGAAGAATCAAAAAGAACTTGTTTTTGGTTTAAAAATTTAAAACCATTAAAGCATACACAATTAGTTAAGCCAAAAATATATGGGTATTATAAAAGTGGAAAAAAAATTGGAAAACCAATATATTTCCATGAACATTTTTCCGGCAAGAATAGATCAAAAATAAGATCAAAATTTTGGAATGGTGTAGCTCAAGCTATGGCAGATCAATGGGGTAAAAATGACTGAAGGTTGGGTAAGTATATATCGCCAAATATTTGATAATAAAGATTTAAAAGACAATAATCATTTATTGATATTTATTTATATGGTGGTTCATGCAAGTCATAAACCAACTATTGTAACTTATAGAAAAAAAAGAATAACTTTAAAACGTGGTCAATTAACTGTTTCTTCTGTTGATTTGTGCAAACGATTTAATCTTTCAAGACAGACAGTTAGAACAATTTTAAATAATTTAGAACTAACCAACTCATTAACACATACTTTGCATAAACAATTATCTGTATATACCATTGTAAATTATGACAAATTTCAAGATAATGATATTAGCAAGGTTAATGAAATTAACCAACAAACTAACCAACAGAACAATAAATACTATACTAATACTACTAGTATAGATAAAAATATGTTAAGTCTTAGCAATATGTCTAATACACCAAAAAAAATTACCATACCTACACTGCAAGACTTAAAAACTAAGATCATAGAGAAACCAAGAGAAAAAAATGAGTTTGAAATTATGCGTGAAAAACTTGACGCAGATGACTATGAAAAATGGGTGCTGCACAAACTAAATTCTTGATATTAAAGCATAAATCTTTATAATACGACTCACTATATAGGATATCAGGGTGGACTTTGTTCCACCCTACAAAAATTATATATTTACTTAATCACAAAATAACATTACTGATTCGCCATTAACTAACTGGAGAATGTAGTTATGGACAAAACACTAGAACAAATCCTAAAGCTTTTGGATAAAGCTGATGATCTTAATGCCAAGATCAGGGATAAAATTGAATCATCTCTTGACGAATATGAGAACGATGAATCTGATTATGATGACGATTCAGATGATGACTTCTCAGATGACGAAGATGAAGATTCTGAGGAATAAACTCAATCACAGATAAGCTTAAAAGCTGGAAGGTTATCTAACCTTTAAAAATGAACTCAAAAATACTTAGTATAAAACTATGGGACTATTCTATTGTCTGTTTATTCTTGTCTTTGGTTTTTGTGTGTGGAACATTCTTTCCGAACTCTAGCACAAAAGAAAAGATTAGGAATAGCACTATTGAAGAAATTAGGAAGATAGGTTTCTTTGAACCTAAAGTAGAAAATATGTCTAGCGAAAGGTTTATTGAAAGCATGAAAAAATGTATTGCTTTTCATAACCTAGACATAAGGAAGGAACATCAAATACCAACATCATTAATTATAGCACAAGCAATCGTAGAATCTAATTTCGGAACATCTAGATTTGCTAGAGAGGGAAATAATTTATTTGGAATTAGAGTTTGGTCTAAAGAAGGTATGTTACCACTTAATCAAGACCCATCAATAAATTGGCGAGTAAAAACATATAAAACTAAATGCCAATCAGTTAAAAGCTATATATTAACAATTAACGAAAACCATCACTATCAAGAATTTAGACAGATGCGTCAAAGAACAAAAGACCCAATGAAACTAGCAGATGCTTTAGATAATTTTAGCACTAGCAAAGAATACGCAAATCATGTTAAGCAGATATTAATTAAATACAAAGGCAAGATATAATGGCAAATGAGACCACATCATCAACTTTAGCAGTTCTAATTAAAAACAAAATGAAGGTTAAAGGAACATATAGAGTTTACGGAACTAAAAAACCTAAGAGAAAAAAGAAATGAAGAAACCTATTTGGGAAACTAAAAGACCACCTAATTTAGGAAGTCCAAAATCATTTAATAAGAAAAGCAAAGCTTATAAATCTGCAAGACGATCAGCAGGTCAAAAATTCGGCAAGAAAAACAGCTTTGTTAAAAACCTTTACATAGCAAAGAAGCTTAAATCAAAATGAGTTTACCTAACGAAATA